ACCAGATAGCGGCTGAGAACCAATGAACTGATTAGATATAGTTCTCGATTTGCCGCTTTGTATTGCGTATCTAAGAGTTGAAGGGTAGTTAACGGCCATTATGAAGTCCTCCTTGGCAGAGTGTAAGACCCTTCTAGAGTTCTAGACACTCTTCCGCCTTCTGCGATATCAGTGATCAGCATGTCAACCGTAAGAACATTGTCATTTACTGACTGGCTTACATTTACAGACGCCTGAGCGTTGTTATTCACCACAACATTAACTTGAGGCATGTTCGTACCCGATGCAGCTTGAGAGCTGTTAGAGACATTCCCGTTTTGATCTGGAATGAGGTATTGACGACCGCCGGAAGTGAAAAGTTCCGGGCCTGTCTCGTTTACTCGGTATGGAGTGCCAGCAGATACCGGGCCGCCCGTTTGCCTTCCGGTGAATGTTTGGGCAACACCAACACCAGCAGCGATACCAGCTGACGCATAACCTAAAGCTGTCACCCTGGCCGATAATGTACCTGTTGGGTCAAGTGTAAGCGCCTGGGCCGCTGCCTGCTGTGTACTAACGATAATATTTGCAACAGCAAGCGCTTGGTTAGCAAGAAATATAGCCTTACCAAGTGCTGACTGCTCAGCTCCCACAACAGAAACAAGATTTGTGAGCTGTGAGCCAAGTTGAGCGTAAGCAGAAACCTCCATCTGGCGAGCGCGAAGGCGTTTGTTTATTTCATCCTGCTCAGCCTTTGTTCTTGCAGCGTCAGCTCTTTGTCTGTCCTGCTCGGCCTGCTGCTCAAGCGCACTGCGATTCATATATAGCTGTGCCAGCCTTTCTCCTTCTGGGTCTGCACCAGCATCAGCGCCTAGAACAGTTTCGCCTTCATTTTGAATATCAAGCCTGCGCTGCTCAAGCACTGCAAGCGCCTCGTTGTTTCTTATCTGCTCTTTTTCTAGCTCTGTTATTTTCTCTAGGTTTTCTTGTTCTTTTCTTCTTCTCTGTAGTCCAGTTACAGCACGGCCGCCGATCTTGTCCGGTATGTTTTGCAGACGCTCTATCTCATTAGCGTTTTCTCTGATTGTTGCCGTGAGAGTTTCTATTGATCCGGTAACAACCTCAAGCCTAACGGATTTCAGGTTAGATATTGTCTCATCAATAGTGCTGTTGAATTTTTGCGTTTCTTCGTCAGCGCCAATTATTGAATTAATAAACGGGCCAGCAAGTGAGGCGGTAATACCAGCAATAGCACCAGCAAGAGGGAATCCAAGTACGAAACCAAGGTCAGCAGCCTGGAATGCGAATGCCTGCGCAGCATTCCCGCCATTTTGAATCTGACCAACAAGCTGTTCAATCTGGACGCCTGCCATGCCAGCCTTGCGCCCGAAGTTGCCCATAGTGACATTGGCCGACTTTACAGCCTTGTCAGTCTTGGCAAACTCAGCATTCATTGACGCCGTGGTTTTTACTACCTGTTTCTCGGCAGAGATTAGCCCGTCAGTTCTGGCGTCAACCTCATAAAAAATAGTACCAGCATTCTCAGCCATCTTTATTAGCCCTCAACTGATCCATTTTATCCAGAAAATCATTGGCCTTCTCAGGCGTGAAGTCGTCACGATCTGGGTATTTTGATTTCATGATTGCCTGAAACTCGTGCATTGTCATATTCCACACGGTTTCGGTTTCTAGTCCGAAATGAGAAACCCCAGCGGCCACGTAGTCAATAGGGTTAAACTCTGGGTTTTCTGATCCTGATTTCTTTGGCTTCTCGTCACCAAGTAGGCCGTTTCTAAGCAGAGAGAAAGCAAGGATACATTGTTCTGAATCAGGAACTAAACCAGGAACAAACACCAGGGACTCACCAACAGGCACGTTATATCCAAACAACTCATAGTAAGTATCCATAGCATAATCAACCATGGATCTATCAAGAATTAGCCCGGCTGCTGATATCTGCCTGTCTTTGTCGTTGCTTTGTAGGTCTCTCCATAATTCGAACACATCACCCATATCAGCGAGCGCGCGAAAAGAAGGCCGAAAGGTGAACTCTCGACCGTCATCTGTATGGATTCCAACCTCACCAGCGGCAAGGTTAGCCATTAGATCACCAGAATGGCAGCTTCTACGCCAGTCCCGCCAGTCAGTGCAATATCACCTTGAAGGTATGCGCGAATAGTGCCAAGTTGAATAGTCTCAGATCCGTTTGCTGTCACTGTCAACTGAATGCCACCACTGACATCAATGGGGCCAATGCCTGGGCAGTTTTCAGTAGTGCCGCCTGAGCCATCAATAGTGACCGTAACATCAGATCCGGTTGTGTTTTGCATGATCAGAATTTCAGTGCGAAGCGGATCAAAAACAAAATCATCTGTACCAGTAAGCGTGGTGAAAGTTAAAGCATCAACTCCCCCGCGACCTAAATTACTTTTTGCTACTGTAGCCATGATTCACTCCTTAAACGCTAGTCGCTGAAATTGTACCGCTACTGGTAGCCTCGAAGCTGTAGCTGATTGCTCCGTCCACAGCACCCTCATTTGACCATGATGTGATCTGGTAGCAGCCCTCGGTGCGCAGTACGCCGCCGGAAGAATTAGGGCGCTCTAAACGCAAATACAATTTAGACTCGGTGTCACCCTCTGCGCCAGGATTGTATGAGAACAAATCAAGTCGATCGATCAACGGGCCTTGAGTCGCACCGCTTCGAGTATCAGTAAAGCCAGAAAAGCTTACTGTCTCATTGCGCAGAGTCTCTAAGAACTCATTCCAGCCGTTTGAGTTATCATCTGTAACATCGGTGTTGCTGATAGTTAGTGATCGGTTTTTCGTTGTTACCGCACCAAGGCGCTCATAGTTTGCACCGTCATCGAACGATACAGACAACTGAAGCAACTGGCCTGAACTTTTGCCATTAGCAGCCATTTTATATTCCCTCTGATCGGGTTGTTAGGCATTCCACATTCAAAGCGAATGATTTGCGCCCGTCATTAAATTGTCTAAAGGGCATTATATCCCCGACGATATTAAAATGAAAGATTGGCATAGTTGTTGCAGATTGTCTAATGGTTGCAGCTGGGATCAGGTAAGACTTAATAGCCTCGATATGCCTGCGCGGCTCAATTACATTGCCGTCTTTTGTTCCTGTTACGGTGATCTCTACAACAGGCGATCCCAATTCAATATTGGTATTGCCGCCGCGAGAAACTAGAGTGATGTTTGGGCGCTCTGGATCGGTGTCGTCAAAGAACTCAAGATCAACCTTATAGCCGTCAGTGAATCCACCGTCAGTCAGATAGTTCATTAGATATTCTGTAACTGGTAGCTGAGGCACTGTCATACCTTATAGCTCCTCTTTATGATCTGCTGTATAGCTTCTTTTCCGTCACGCTCGAAACCTTTTCTAAGGAATTCTGACTCAGCGCCCGGTTTCTGCCAGTTCTTTTCACCGCCGTCATGCACATATGCAGCGTAAGCAGCGGTGTACCCAGCCCGGCCAATGAATCCATTGGAGTCGTTTTTTATCTCCATGAACCTTGAGTTAACCAGGTTACTGGTATCCACCGGGGTTAATAGTACGGCGTAGTTCTGCCCGGTGATCAGTATTTCCGTTACGGTCTTTCGGGTAAGGTCGCCGCGAATATTGCCGATAAGCTTCGACATATTGCCTTTCACCTGATTCACGCCCTTAACTGGCATTAGACCATCACCGTCACATCAGGCCTGCCCAGTCCACGTTGAACGCGCTTTACGTTCTCGACTCGCACAATCTCTGCATCACTACCCGGATCAGGCATATCAGTATGAACACCAAGCATTACTCGGTCATTGCGCTTTATTTGGCCAGGGTCAGCGGTCACATAGAATACAAACTTAGGAATGAACTCAATACCATTGGAATCAACGGCTGATTTATTGTCTGTCGAGTAGTTGCAGCGCACAGTGAAAGGCGCTCCATAGATCGGCGTATTGTATCCAGGCGTAGTTCCAGTGAAAGGCCAGACTGTTAGCCTGTCTCTATGGAATCTGGTTGCGGTTCTGCTCATAGATTGGGCCTCGGTTTTCGTAAGTTGGGCCTGATACGCCGATAAACAGATTTACGCCACCAGGGTCGCCCATTACATCAATGACGCACTGACCAGCTACGCCAAGAGTCTGTAAAAACAAACCATGCGCGTATTTGTCAATGCCACGGCGATTTGCTTTATCCAGTGTGATTGCGTCACCATTGGCGCTGCGTGTCGATGTTTCGTTACTCTCGGTAATAACCTCGAAGTTAAAGGCAACCCCGGCAAGTTTAGCGCACTCCTGAAGTGAATCTGGCACGTTATTTGCGTCAAGGCACATATCAGCCTGATCAACCAATGCAATCAGCGCAGTTATTTTGCGGTCAGAAAACCCTTCGGATAAATCCGGGTACTCTTCGCGCACATCGGATACGGTAATTGTAACGGCCATTATTTATCTGCCTTCTCTTGCGCTGCCTTGGCTTGCTTGTCGCGTGTCTTAGACCACATAGCAGAACCAGTGATAGCTGGCTGGGCCAGTACGTTAACAACCACAGAGTTCAATACTGATGAATCACCAAGCAAAGAAGCAGCGATAATAACAGCAATTGCAATCAGGAAGTTACAGGCCGTGGCCATCATGTGCATTTTGTACGTGCGGCTATTCATTGGGTTCATTTTCATTAACCTCCAGCTTAATGGCTTTCATATTGTTTTCTCGGACTCGCTCTTTGTAGTTAAGGTAGCCAAGTAATAGCGATCCTCCAGCAATAAGCACAGTCATGGCAGTAAGGCATAGACCAATAACCTGAAGCCAGTCTATTGGCGATGCCATGGATGCAGCGCCAACACCAACACCTCCAACAGCAGCTTTTAATCCAGAGCTATGCTGCACAACCTCGGTAATGCTTCCTGTATGGCTAGCTACGTCTGTTATTTGGTGATTCATCCCTTGATGCGCGCTCATATCTATACCTTAATGCCCTTAGTTTGGTCAATGCGCGGTACAGCATAAAAACTGCTAATAGCATTAGAAATCCAGCCTCCAGCACCATTAAATTTAATCCTTAAGGTGAGTAAAGAGAACAATTCCATTATGGATAATGCTATAGCGGCATTTTCGAAGTTGTCATAAGACCAATAATAAAGTGATGCTAGCCACGCCGGGGTTGATTGATACTCCATTGATATAATAACAGTCCCTACAAGTATTGCTTTGGCCGAGCAAAGAAGAACTGTAAGCAGCATTACTGCCGAAAACATAACCGTTGGCATTGATAGTTTGAATGCTTTGTTTGCAACATGCGCCCTGACATATGCCCACATGCCTATTACAACATAGAAGAAAAGAGTCTGTATCTCTCCAGAGAACGTCTCTGAATACCAGAAAGCAAACAGCTTATCTATCAGCAAGGTTAACAGGACAAACGGCGCAAAGATTTTCACTTTTTGCCGCCCTTGTTTTTATTGCCAGTTGTTGGAATCTCTAGCTTTGGTGGTTGGGAACCTGCCCCGCCTGCATTAGCCATAACGGCCTCCTGAATTTACCTTGACTATATACTAGCCTAAAAAAAGCCCCCGGTTAAGGGGGCGGTGTAATCAAAGTGATTTTATCATTATTGAACCGTTGTTGATCTCAATTGACCTTCTGGTTCCGGTGTCAGTATCGGTCATGATAAACACATCGCCAGTACCAAGCTCAAGATTTCCATTCAGCTTGAACGTGTCGGTCTCTTCATCGGCATCAGTAAACGCACCAAGCCATGAATCCTCATTGGTGGTCAGTCTGTAGAACTCTGCCTCTGTAGGTACCTGATCTTCTGCGTATCGATACATCTGTAAGTGCGACACACCAACGATGCTATTGCCGATGCTGACATCGTTTGTAGCAAAGTCAGACAATGGTCTGTGCAGTCGAATCAGGCGGCCATTTGATGATTCGCCCTCGTGCTCACCATCTACCACCACGTAAGCTGCCATTTCAGGATCTGCACTTTGATCACCAAGGCGATAAGGGCGCAACATGATTGCCACATGCTCTGGAACTCTTACCCTTTCTGTGTTGTACAGGGAAGGGTCAAACAATCCGAAGCGGTCATGAGGATCACCTGAGTTAACAGGGTATCGAGCGTAAGTAGTTGACGCTGTCCACGTCTCAGTGATGCTGCGTGTTGCTTCCACGTTCCAGGTGAATGCAGCATTGGCAAGGGCTGTCGTAGGGCGAACAAACAGCACTCGGCGAGCATTAGGAAGGTCATTGTTTACCGCATCATAGGTGAACGAGATAGTACGAACCACCGGAGAACCTGCAACAGTGTATGAGTAGTTTCTGTTTCCGATGGTTTGGTCGGCGGCCAGATTTGAAATGGTTATCGTCTCTGAATGGGTTCCGGAATCGGTACCATTGTTATCTAAATGGATTGCCACGGTTAGCGTCAGCGATCCGGTCAGATCATCAGGAATAATAACCTCAGCCTCTACAGCAGTTGACGTTCCTACTGGCGTGTGCCACTGACGACCATCTACCTCTAGCTGTGAAGCGTAGGTTCGGGTACGACTGCTACCATCTTCTCGACCAATGTTAAGGAATAAACCCTCTTGCCCAGACAGAGCCATCAATGGTGTCGATGACGAAGGGCCAACACGAACCATTGATTGATTATCTGTATTCGTTAGAGGTCGCTGCAACGAATAATCAAACATGATTATCTTGTACGCGCCACTGCCTATGTCACTTTTTCCTGCTGTATTACGAATGCGAACATTGCTATTCAAAATATACGACTGAAAGCCAGGAAACGCAGTGTTAAGTGAGTCGTCAGGCGTATTGTAAAAGAAAATATTGTTGTTCTGGAATCCTACAAACTCAACTCCAGTAATATCGTCAAAGTAGTTGCCTGTGGCGCTCCTGACGTTCTCATCCCACAACTTAGCTGCCTCACGAACAAGACCAAACTGGCTTGCTGATGGCAGTGAGCGCCAACCGCTTGCTGTTGTGGTTGTTCTGGTAAGGTCGTTACTCAAAGCTGTTAGAACTTCAGGAAGCGAGCTTGTCGGAACCTCATCAAATATTGCGTGATCAAGGTTAGAGTCAAGGTTCTCCCTGTCAATCTTAAAGCTTCCGGCTGCTCCGGAAAGCATTTCATTACTTGCCGTACCGTTGACAGCGTAGGCTGTTCCAGCGGGGTTATTAATGTCAAAGGATGATTGAGGCAATACAGCAGTAAACGCCTGTCGATCAAGGATGATCCCGATAGGAGTAACACTAACCGTTTTGGTATTGTCATCTACCTCAACAAGATTGGTAACGTTAACGAACTTAGGTACCAAGAATGTGATGCTCCGGGTTCCTTCGAAGTGCGCCAGAATGCCGTTCTGCTGCCCTACATTAACGTAGTGAGACAGATCATTATTGCTCGATGCGTCATTGTCTTTAACGTACAGGTCGCCAGCAGTCCAAGGTGTAGGATCACCTGCAACCTCTAACCCGTTTAGCTTAGTTTCCTGTTCGTAGCTTAAAGAATGATTGGTAAGAAGTAGTGCTTGCGCTGTTGGCTCCAGCTTTTCAATATCAATGCTTCCATCTGCAATGGCTGGAATTACATTAATATCGTCTGTCAGATTGTAGCCACGGTTTACATTGGTCTGAACAATATCAATAGTCTGACCAAGCGCATAGTTGAGGCCACTGTAATTATCTGCAAGTCCGGCAGTATCAAACACGTAGTATGTATCTGTGGAGCCTGTCAAAGTAACAGCCCTGAAGTCATCCTCTAAGTTATGTCGGAACACTTCATTTCCGTCACGGTCTTTTACAACCAGGAATGCACTACTTAGGAATGTTGTCAAATCAGCAGGCTGAATGGTTCCGTCAATATCGAAGTACAGCAGCGCGCTAGACAGTAGGTTGGCCCCAGTCTCTCCAGTGAACGCATTAACCTGTGCCTGTGTTGCACTGAATAGCGCGTCTGTCGTTACCGATTCATCACCACCGATGTATTCTTGAGTCTCACCACTCTGAGGGTTGTTAGGATCGGTTGATGGGTTAATAAATGGCGCATGATCTAGCACATACGGTGACAAAAATATTCTAATGTCAGATATATCAGTCCTCAGTATTGCGCGCTGTTCGGATGTTGTGTCAACTTCCTCAATAGTGTTAAGAAATCTAATCTCAGACAGCGAGATAATGTCATTGGTAGCGTTACGGATAACCAACCAGTCATCGTTGGTTGAGTTATTCAGCCTGCTTGGATTGTCTTGCAATGCGACAATTACATCACCCTGCTCAACACCAAAACCACCAAAGCTATCATTTCCAACCCTAACCACATAAGCATCGCCAGCAGTAGGGGTGACACCAATTGGGAACCCTGCAATTGTACCTAGTGTAGGATTCAGGGATACGGTAGTGCCTACCTGTAAGTGGAATAATCCATTAGGAAGTAGCAATGCAGCACTGGAAAGCGTCACGCGAGTAGCCACCCATGGCTGACCACGGGCTGACTGTGCCAATGTCACAAGATCGTTCTGATGAGCTTCAATGAAGTTTAACAGTGTACCAGTCGCACTACCTCTGCGAATGTTGTTCGCACCTTCAACATCAATAACTACCGTGTTTGTTGGTGTTAATCCAGTATCAAAGCGAGCGGTACCAGCTTGGTTGAGCACTGTAAATTCTACTGGGTCAGATGCTCCAACGCCTTGAGCTGTTATCTCTGCATCCGTAGGAAGGATGAAGTTCACACGGGCGTCATCACTGCGAGCATAAAGCCCCGTATTTCCAGAGTATAAGTCAAAGTTTGTTGGGCCAATATTGACAGAATCAGTAAACGGAACAAACGGGCCACTAAAGCGATTGGCGTTAGTGCCGGGGCTTGCAGCAGCTACAATGCCAAACAGGCGGTTAAGTTGGTCAAGGCCATCCTGAACAGTGTTTATGCTTTCGTCTATGTTTGCAAAGGCGGCGTCATCAGCCAGAACTTGAGAGGCTCTAGCATTACCAGTAACAGAAGTCACCAGCCAGTCTGTACCGGAAGATGGCAGGGTGATAGTGATTGTCTGGCCCTCAAAGCGCATTTGATTAGCTTGGCCTGCAATGGTATTGCCGCCAGCCGGGATGAAGTCTGCTCGAAGATTAGAAGCGCCACGGTTAACGATAAAGCTAAACGACAAATCACGACCAGGGTTCAACGCTAAGAAATCAGCAATTGAGCTAAACCGGATGGCCTGAGTAACTGATGTGTTTGTATTGGTCAGTCGGATAGTACGATCAAGGTAGTTCGTATAGTTCGTTGTGTTAATTGTGAACTCTTGAGCGTTAATCTCTACAGGCGGCAAAGGTTGAGGTATATCGCCTTCAAATACCGGGCTTTCAACTACTCGGTAATCATTAGCAGCAAATATTCGGACAATGGTGCCGGATCGCATTTGAATAGTGTTCGCTGCAACTGGAGTTGTTGGTATCTCATTTCCGTTCAGGTCTAGCAATCCAGCCCTCTGAGCTACAAGCGTAGCGTCTGCCCGGTTTGAATCTGTGTTTTGATCATTGGCAACAATCCATAAGGCTGAGTTGTTATTTAGTGAGGCGTCAACCAAGTCCTGCGCATCTTCCTCCGTTGGCATATCGCGGCGCAGCGTTACCGGGTGATCCGCTACGGCGGCAGGAGTAATCCAGCTACGAACACCAGCGGCTGTTGAGGTTAGAACCTGACCGTCAGATGCCGGATTGCCTAAATCATCTTCTACAAATTGCTGAGTGGAGAAGTTGCGCTCAAATTCAATATAAGGAAACTCGACTTCTTCAGTTGGCCCGGTTGGGTTTGTTGGGTCAATAGGGAAGTCAATAGTCTGGCCTGCTAACTGGACATTACCACTTGCACAGCGAATGTCAGAGAATATGCGCGTACCAGTTGGCGGAAATCCGATTGGCTCCGGCGGCGTTACCTCAACATCGCCTGGTGGTATATCGAAT